GCGCCGCCTTGCGGTCGGCTTCGCTTTTGTTTTGGTCGGCTCGGATTGCGGCGTCGATGGTATCCAGTTTGCCCGGCAGTGCGTCGCGACGTCTCGACATATCTTCCGCAAGCGTTTTGCGAATCTCCGCTATGTCAAAGTCCAGACCTATTTCGGTGCGTATCCGACTGGGGAGCAACTCGGCAACGTCGAGAATGCGTTGTGCAATCCACTCTGTTGAGAAAGACGCCTTCCATGTTTCCCACATACCTGTAAATGCCCCGATCAGGCCAGCCCACGCAGTTTTGATTACGGCCACGGTCTCGATCATCGCCGAGGCCAACCAGGTCGTCAGGTCCGACCAGAAAACACGGAAGCCCTGCCACGTCTCGGTCACCGAAATTTTCGCTTCCAGCCACGCCAGTTTGATCGATGATGTAACAACCTTGACAGCCGCCTCGATGTCGCCTGCGGCGATGGCGTTTGTGATCGCCTTCCATGTGTTACTTGCCACCCGGAACAGGTCGGAGAACTGTTCGCCCAGCCAGCCGAGGGCCTTACCGCCCGCGTCGGATGCGTAGACCAGATAACCGCCGAGCCCGGCGACGGCTGCAATGGCAAGTCCGACAGGCGAGAGGATCGCACCAATCAGCGGCACGAGTGAACCGAAGACCGTCGCAATCCCGCCGACTGCCACGGATGCCACGAGTGCGGCACTGCCAACCCCGACAAGCACAGCGCCCGCAATGCCTACGCCGGCCGCGATGGCCGTGAATGTTCGCACTAACCGCAGGTTAGCTTCCAGAAGGCTCGCAATAATGGTTAGAGCCGTTTTGGCGTGCTTGCCCCATTCCACGAAGATCGGTCCGATTGCTTTGCCAACCGCTCGACCGGCCGCTTGAGCCGCTTGGACGATCTGGTTATACGCATGCGACACCGTCTTCGCCATCTCCTCGTAGGCCTTGTCGACGGCACCGGCCCGGTTTTTCATGGCGTCAATATCGTCCTGGAAGCCGCTCATCTTCTTGAGTGCCGGCAGGATGCCTCGCAGTGCCCGAACGTTGGGGAATATCTCGGCGATTTCCGCGGGGTTCATCTGCGAGAGCTTTTGCAATACGCCCAGCATGCCCTCGGTTTTTAGCGTGGCGTAATCGAACGCCGAGCCGTATTTTTCGGACCACAGTGCGGCACCCTCAGCCGTTGGTTTCAGAAACGCGGTAGTAATGGCATTGAGTGCCGTAGTAGCAATCTCTGTCTTGCCGGTGGCCCGTGTGAGCAAGGCCATTGACGCGCCAAGATCCTCTAGCGAGAGCCCGGCAGACTGTGCGGTCGAGAGAATACGCCCGATCTCCGGTGCTAACTCGGCTAGGTTTGTGCGGCCACGGCGAACGATCTGGAAAAGGAAGTCGGCACCGTCTCCCGCATCGTGGAACCGGTCGCCGTAGGTTTCCATGAGCGTCAGCAGCGCGGCAGTCGAATCCTTAACGTCGGCGTTGCCACCAACGGCCAGTCGAGTCGCGGCCTCCAATACACCCATCGCCTTCTCGGGTGCGATCGTGGCCGACAGGATGTCATAGAGCCCATCGGCCAGGTCCCCCGTTGCCTTGCCTGAGATTTGGGACAAGCGAGATAGCGAGGAACTAAAACCGTCGACGTGCTTTTCCGGCTCGTCGAGCATCGTGGCGATCAGTGCCATTTTGTGCTCGAAGTCCGCAAACACCTTCGTTCCGGCGACCACGGGCAAGAGCATCGCGCCCGATGCCATCATGGCCTGCCGGCCGATCATTGTGGCCGACGTGCCGAAGTCACGCAATCGCCGCTGCGTGTTGGCTAATCCGCGCATGAGAGCACGGTTCTTGAGGTACACCTCAACGAACGCCTTGCCCGCCCGAATGTCACCGCCATAGGCCATGGTCTATCTCACTTTTACTGTCACACCGTCGGCGAATTGCTGGAGGAATTCCGGATCGTAGGGCAATACGCCGCTGTCGGTCGCCGACGAATCGTCTTGCACGCGGAACGGATGAAAATCTCCCGGCATGTAGGGCTCGGCCCTCGAATCACCGTCTCGCCACTGTTCGGCCATTGCGGCCAGTGTCCAGGCCGTCGGGTCCCACGCGCCGCGTGCCATTCGCCACAGTGTCGCAAGTGTCTTGTGGTCGCCGTCTATTCCGATGAGTCCGGCGAGTTCGTCGCAGAACTCAAGCGGGTCAAGGCATTTTGGAGACTGGCTTCCATCCGAGTTTCCATCGCCTCCTCCAGTTGAGCCACCAGCGCCGGATCCTCCAGCCGCGTCATCACCAACTTGTCTTCCTTGGCCCGCATTACCGCCGTCAGGTCGATTGCTTTCTTGAGCCGGGACCTCTTCCGGCCTCGGGAAAAATCCGTGATGGACCCCAGGATTGCTTCGTAGGCCGCGTCGACCGGATCGCCAGCGACGGCCAGGGCAAACGCCTCGACGTCAATGTCGCGTTCGATGGCCTGCTTCTCGCACAGTCGCCATAGCGTCTCGTGCAATAACAGTTCGTCTTCGTACAGACGGTCGAACACCTTGGGGTCCAAGCTTACAAGGTCCAGGTCGAATTCGGATCGCAGTGTTCGGACAACCGCCGGCACGATCTGGATACTCCAGGATTTGCCGTCCCGGTCACTAAAACTCCTCATATCAATCGCCTCCCTGCCGGTCTTACGGCGTGCTATCTTCCAGACTTGCAATAGTAATAGTCCCGGCTGCCGTCTCGCCGTTGCTTGCGACGGCTGACGTGATCGGGTTTCCGGTGAATGGGTTGGTGATCCCGTTCGTGTCGTGCCAGATGTACGGCTCGTCGGACAACAGTTCGATGGCCTCGATGCTGGCATCCCCCGTATCGAGGAAATTGATGTTGGACCGCTTGGTAGCGTTCATCACGATAATCTCGATCTCGTCCCCGTCGATGGCCGTGTTGATGTTGACCTGTTCGGAGATGTTGCAGACGGTCGACGAGGCTGGTATGGCATCGCCTGCACCGTCGCTGCCAAGACTGAAGTCATTGGAAGTGATCATGACGGTCGCACCATAATGAACCCCGTCGGCCCAGTAGAGATCATAGGTGCCGGTCGCCAAGCCGTGGTCAGGGGTGAGCGTTCCCGAGGCCGTATTGTCGGCATCGTTTACATAGGTCGCCAGCGCCGTCGCGGCCGGTAGTGCAATTTCCTCGTAGACGTTCGGATGATCGCCAGTCTTGCTCACGGTCTTTTGGATCGACACGCCGCCGACACTGGCGACAATGGCGAGGGTTGCGGTACTCATATCGCTATCCTTTCACGATGTGTGGGTTGGGTTGTTGGCTTACGAATAGAGCGAGGGCGTTCGGCCGCCTTCGTCCGTCGGCGTGGCCGTAAACTTGATGGTTTGCTCGCCTCCCATCGGTTTGCCGGTGCTTTCCGAAAGGACGCAGTCGCCGTTGAAACCCTTGCCCGCGGCATAATCCTTCGTGCGAATGGCAACCGGGTTTCCGGCCGCCGCCGCAACACGCAGGGCTTCGAGCGAAGTGTCGTCGGCTTTGTTGAGCATGGTCCACTCGATTTTCTGGCCGACCTCCACCACTCGCTCCGTGGTTACCGGTGGGGCCGAGCCGATACCGGCGACGGTCGTGGGGGCCGTCTTTGTCTCGGTGTCCTTCGTAATGTCGGTTCGGTTCGTGATTTGCGTACTGGCCTCGGTACCGGCCACGCCGTAATAAATCACGCCCTCGAAGCCCATCTTTGTATTTTTGGTAGCCATCGTGTTTCCTTTCTATGTGGAACTCGGTTCGTTGTATTGGTTCGCCGACTATCGCACGGCACCCCGCCAGTCGTCGCGGAATCGGTCGAGGCACGTTTCCAGTGCCGGGCCCATGAACGGCCGCGATGGAAACGTCTGCCCCATGTACTGGCCGCCGTGTTCGTGTGCGGCTCCCGACTCGCTGACGGCACTGGCCCGGGGGCCAATCACCGCCGTCCATTTGTCTTCGCGGGCGTAGCGGATCGCCTTGCGAAGGTCGCCCTTGCGTGTATGCGGCGGGTCGCCTGCCGTTGCGGGCTTGGCAGACTTCTCGATCGATACGATGGCTTCCTTGCGAATACTGGCAGCAGCATGCCCCAGGTTCTTGTAGGCGGCCTTTTCGACGGCCTCCTCGACGTTGGGTGTCTCGTCAACGACTTTGGCCGTGAGTCCAATCATGCGATCACCTGATGGGTCACAGCCACGACGCCGGTAAACTGTCGGTTCTCGCGAAGGTGTTCAGGAAAGTAGAGCGGTCGGAACTCGACTGTCACGACGGCCGCCTCCTCGTAGGTTGAAAGCCGTCGGCCACTATCGCCGTCGGTGTTGCGGGCAAAGAAGTCGTGGATCTGTTCGGTCAACAGAATTAACCGGTCAACCTCGGTCGTGTCGATCTCGCCCGTGTCGGCATCGGATTCCGCCTGGCTGAAATGCTTGCGGATTGCGATGTCGGTTCGGCAGGTGTACTTAGTGTCTTCCTGAGTGAGGCGATCCGTCTTGCAATCCCCCGCCTGCACGTCGATGCGAAGGTCATCGACTTGCGTCAACAGCAAGTCGCGGTCCTGGATGTAGCCACGCCGTACCGTCGGCGACAGCGTAAACGTATGGTTTCGCAATTCCTCGGCAATCGCTTCGGCAATGCGCACGCTAATGGCTTGGGCAATGCGCACGCTAATGGCTTGGGTCATGTGGCCACCTCCTTCGTGCGGATGCGCCACAGTCGCCCGTCAGTGTCGTCTTCCTCAAAGGCCGGGCGGTCGGCTTGGGGCAGAACCTCAAAGGAACGCTCCACACCGCCAAGTGTCTCGGAAATGTGGTCACCTCTGCGGGGTTCGATGGCGGTCGCGTCGATCGTCAAGTCGGCCTTGACGATGACGTACTCGCGGACCTTCGCAATGGTGATCGTGCCGCCCCGTTCGACGACTTCGTATTCCTGAATGCCCACCCGAGCTGTGACGGCCGAGATCGTCGACGAACCGCGCACGAAGTCGACTTCCACGCCGAAAAACTCGGCATGGGATGCGTCGGCGGCGGCGAGTAGCGTGTCGGCGAGTGAGGGCATTGTGGTATTGGGTATTGGGGTTTCGTATGAATTAACCGGCACGCAACGACCGACCGTGAGGATACTCGGTCAGCCGCCGCGTACCGGGAGGCGATCAGGGTTATCAGGAAGCCAGATCAGTGGCCCGCAAGGCGAACTTACTGACTCGCAGTTCGCCGATTTCCGTACCTGACGTTTTTTCGAGGTGAACCATCAGTTTCAGCGGGCCGGTGGCTTCGGAAATGTCGAACACGGTCGACCCCAGAACCAGAACACCGTTGATGTAAACCTGGACGTCCTCCAGGTCGCGGCAGTCGAACGCGAAATCGAAATACGTACCTTCGACCGCGTCCACTGTCGTGTTCGTCGTTATGGCAACCGTGGTTGTGCCGTCAGTGGAGCCTGCAAAGATGTCCAGCGCGTTGTCGAAGTGTAGGAACAGATACTCGGTAATCGATTCGGCGGTCGTGGCGTGGGTGTCGTTCGCCAAGCCGATATTGAAATCTGTTGCGGCACCGCTGGGCGTGTCGAAGATCATAGCGCGACCTTCAACGATGAACGGAATCGCGGACCCGCTGACGACCGGCACCGAGTGTAGCGACATAATGTCGATTTTCTCGGCTTCGCTGGTGACCAGCATGTTGAGTTTGGCGAAACCGGGCCCCATGGTCACGGCGGCGTCACCCACTGCTACCGAGTTGGTCGGATCGCGCATGATGTCGATCGTGTAATTCGGCCTCTCGTTCAGGTCGACGACAATCGTCGTGTCGGCAGAGGCCGCGTCGGCGACCGCACTGCCCACGAAGAAATCACCGCCGGCGAGGGCCTTGAGCGGCGTAACCGTGCCCGCCGAGCGATCCCAGTAGAGCGGCGCGCCCTCCAGGATCACGATGCTGGCGGTTTTGTCGAGGGTGACCTGACCGGCATGCAGTAAAGAAGCCGGATCGCCGGACACCAGATCGACGAGACCGAGAACGAACGCGACGCGGCCGTCGGTAAGCTGAATGACTTCGCCGGCAGTGTAGCCGGCCGTCGGGGTAGTGACGTCGATCGTCGGGGCGCTCGCGTCTTTGGAAATTGTGGCTTCGGCCATGTGAAAAACTCCTTGTCTCGAAAATGAATTTGATTGTCAAACGAGGATCGATCAGCTTCACGCGCCGGTCGACTTGTACCAACCTCGGTAGTCCATGGGTGCGGCACCGATGTCGAGGTTGATGTCCCATCCGATGCCCCACTGGCCCTTGTCGAGCGAGAAGGACCGCATGACCGGCTGACGGTTCGTGCCACGTCGATAGGCCACGCGAATCGACTTGCTGCCGCCCTGGGCCATGAACCATTGCGTATCGGTTCCGGTTCGCGTGCTGCCGGTTCGCGGATCGACCACGCCGCCGGCTCCGATTCGGTCATCCACCACGACGCGGATGCCCTCTTTCGCCAGCAGGTTGAGCTGCGAGTAGTACGGGTCGGACGAGTCGGCGAAGAGTTTTGTCAATGCGGCCGACGCGGTAAGTTCGCGAGCGGTCCATTCCAACTCGGCCGGCACGATCAGGAACCTCGGGCGAATGTTCAGGACATTCTTATTCAGTCGCTGCTTGCCCATCGCACTGATGGCGGCCTTCATTCCGGCAGCCGCCAGCACGCCAGACCCGAGGTTCTTGTGTCCGCCGGTCGTTGTGACGGCCGTGGCATTGAAAAGAGCCCCGGTCGTGGCCACCAGCGACGGGTTTTCCAGCAAGAGGCTGTACACCAGGTCGGGCCGGAACTTCCGGGCCGCTTCGCCCATCTCGGCAGGCATTCGCATGATCGCCCCGAGTCGGTCGTCGATAACGTCCTGTTCGTCGACAACGAACTGCTTCGCGTAGCGGGCGATTTTGTAGGTTTCGTGCGAGTCGGACGCGGTGGCATGCTTGGCCGTGCCGCCACGAGGCAACACATCGAGGCGAGCGTTGGCCTGGAGGCTGATGTCTTCCTGTTGCAAGAAGTTGGGCACGTCCTCTTCGTCACACCATCCGAGCGTGGTATCGCCGATTGTCTCCCACCCGGCAATCAGCCGTGCATAGACGTTCGTCGAAAACACATAGGACAGCGTGCCGCCGGACGTTGCCGCTCGCATGGCTTCACCTGGATCGCGATGGTATCGGCCACTATCGACCATGGCACACTCGCGCACGAGGTCGATGGCCGACATCGCCCGAAACTCTTCGCCAAGATCGGCGTCCTGTTCGGTGAGTACGTCGGCACGCCTCGGCAACGTGCGGCCCTGGTGTAGGGAGCATTTCGTCGGGTCCAAGCCTTGGCCCATGAGCATGCCGGCGGCCAGGCTTCGGACGTTGCAGTCCGTGTCGTGACTTCGGATGTGCATCGCCGGGCCGGCCGACGGGGCGCGGCCCTCACGAACGGCCGTGAGGAATTCGCCGCGGCAGCGATCTTCGGTCCATCCCTCGTCAATGGCCCGCTGGCTCATCTCGGCGGGCACGTCGTCGCCTGCCAGTGATCGGATATTGGTTACCCTTTGACGTTCGGCCGTCACGGCTCGTTGGGCGATCACGCCGGGATCTTCCGGCGTCTCTTGGCGTTGCGGTTCGGCGGGTTGGGTCGGAGTCTCGGGCGTCTCCGGCACGTCTTTCCGCTGCTCGTCAGGCTGCGATGCGTCCGCGTCGGTCCGTTGTTCGTCGTCAGGGCTGATATTGGTGTTGGTTTCGGGCACAATAATGCCTCCTTGGGTTGGGAACTGATTTGCTTTCCGCATCTTCGCGGCCTGATCGGCCCCGATTGCGACGATAGATACTTCTTTGGGCACCCAACGGGTAGCGACCCGTAGCGTGCGGTTTTTGGCCGTGAACGTCCGGCCTCGAATGGTGGCCGATTGGCCCGGTTGAATTTCGGTCGCCTCTTCGACGCGATAGCCGACCGAGACGTCGGTGATGTGGCCTTGGCGAACTTTGTTCCACGCCTTGTCGGCGTCGGCGTCACCCTCAGCAAAGAACAGGCGGCCGATCATCTCGCCGCCGTCCGTTCTCAGTTGACGAGCAGAGCCCAGCACGTCGTCGAGCGACCATCGTGAGTGGTTGTTCAGCAACGGCATGCGGGTCGGCAGTACGGCACCTTCCGCCAATAGCACCTCTTCGATCCGTTCGCCTCTCGCCCAGTCGTAGACCTCGACGGATCGGTCGGTAGCGATCGTCGCTTCGACGGATCGCTCCTCTTCGTTGACCGTGGCGGCGCGGAAGGACATCGAGCGGGTCGTCAGTTCGTCGTCGGTGTCGCGGGTCTGGAGCGGTTCCGTGCCGTTGGAAAACGCTTCGCGGCCCACCTCGGTGCCAATCGTGCCCTTTTCGTTCGTGGGCAAATGGGCGTAGAAGTCTTGGGCGTCCCGTTCACCGGACTCGGCCGGGAGTCCTCGCGATTCGAGTGCTTTTCGGAGGTTCTTATCCATTGACCGTCGCCTTCTGTTTTGATTTGGGGGCATTGTCGTCGTCGGGCTCGGGGCCGGGACTTCCGTCGCCGCCGGTTTTGAGGAGGTAGGTCTGCGGCGGCGCGAGCGGCGACAAACCCAGCTTGGCCCGCTTCTCGTTGGTCCGTTTCTCTTGGGCAAAGACGGTATCTTCGTCAGTGCCGTTGTTGCGGCAGGCTTGGGCGAAGGTGAGGTTGCCGGTCTCTTGACCGATCCGCTCCCCGACTCGCTCCTTGCTCGGGTCGACGTGCTTTCGCACGGGCCAACCCCAGCCGTAGATCACGTCGTCGGGGCGATGTCGCAATGCGGGCTCATCGAATCGGGCCTCGGCAAACACTTGCTCGGCCAACCAATTCAGCGTGCCGTATGACTGAGGGCCGCCGCTGATCCAGGTTTGGATCCCCGTCGCCATCGTGCCGTAGCCCTGATCGTCGAACCGGGCAGAGGCGTAATTGTGGCGGCTCGCATCGAGGCGAACGATCATGCCGGGCATGCCGACTGGGCGGCCGACTTCATCGCGTCGACTGTCTCGGTATTCGACGTGGTTCTGGCTCGGCTGCTGGGGCGTCATCATTTGCGGCTTCCAGCCGGGCGGCCCCGTTCGCTGTTGTCCGCGTTCCATGGCAGCCGTTTCGTTGACAATCATGGGCTCGACGCCCGGCATGTCGGTGTACCAATAAACGCCAGCCAAGGCGGCCTGCTTGGCACAATCAAGAACGTCGCCGTCGAAATCGCGAACATCGGCGATCGGTTGCAAGGAGGATGCCATCCAGGGGACGCCGGCGGCCTGGTCCTCTTCCGTGACGCAGAATTCGTGAATGATTTGGTCGGCCAGGATCTTTTCGTATTGCATCGAGCCCATGGCCGGTTGGCCCATCGGGCGTGACTTTTCGATGTAGTACCACAATGGGACGCCGTACGTGGGATCGAACTCGATGCCGCCAAAAATGTTCGGGTTGCCGGTCTTGTCCATCGGGGTCTTGAGGCGACTCAGGTGGATCGGCTGGATTCGCAGTTTGACCGGGCCGTCGAGGTGAGGAACCGTGACGATCTGGGCGAGAAATGCGCCTTTCTTCCACAGTCCGCGAATCCACAGTTTCAGGACCGAGGCCCCGCTTCGCCGTGGGTTGGGCGTGGGGGCGGAAAACCATTTACGCCAGAGCCGTTCGGCCGCTTCGTTGTAGGCACTGTCGCTGCTCTGGACCTGGAGCGTGGGACCTTCCAGGCCGACGATGTCGGTGGCGTGCGTTTCGATGACGCCTTCCACGGTCGGGTTGTTTTCGGCTTCGTAGGTGGCGCGGGCCTGGAGTGTCGGCAGATCGAGGGATAGGCCCGAATTGATCGGTGCGCCGTCGGCCTTGGACCACTGCGACTGATTCAGGCGGGTCGTTTCGGCAGCTTGCCAGCGTCGTTCGCCGGTCGCTTGCGGGGGCGTTGCCGCGCGGACCGGTGCCGTGGGCAACGTGGCCCCGACGATGGCAACCGAGTTAGTCAGCGACGTACTCATGTCATGCTGGCCCGTGTCGGGGTGATTTTGGTAGTCTGGATCGAGCCGCCGGTGGTGACTGTCTTCCGCAGTTCCTTACAATCGCGAAGAAATCCTTCGAGAAACTGCGGGTCCGGAAGCTTATATCCGCTTGTGGCACCGCTTGCGCTACGGTAGACCTCGAACGTGGTCCCAACGCGTCCGCGTAGAAGCACGGCCTTCTTATAGGCCGTGTCATAGTCGCCTGCGTCAAACGCGACCTGGGCGGCGGTCCAGAGGGTTTCGATCTCGGCAAAACTCATGTACGCGAGTATCACCGAGAGAAACCGCAAGCCGAAGAGACGAAGTACAACCGTTGTACTTTTGGAAAGAAGTCGTTAGAAGCAACGAAGAAATCGCGACAAGGCGGCGGCTAA